TATAAATAGATTAGTAAGATTTAAAACAGGTTTTTATGACTGCATTTACAAAGAAAAATTACCGAAACAAAATAACTTCGGCAATTTTAAGTTCTTGCCTAGTATTATCATTAGCACCTCTTACTTCATCTGCTCAATCGGAAGATTTATTTGCTCCTGTTAGTAACCAAGAGGATCAAGGACAATTAAATTTAGTAAACCCTAACGACTTAGGGAAACTTCCAGGGTATGTTGGTAGTGATGCTGCAAGACAGGAAAGTAATAACAAAGAAGATGTTCTACCTAATAGTAATGGTTCTGATAGAGCAGAAACAAATGTTCAAGCTCAACCAAAATCTGCTCCAAGAGGTTTACCTATTGTGCCTAACAGTGTAAGAGATAACGCATTGAGTAAAAATGAAATAATTAAAAATTCATTTAATGAAGCATTGATTGAAAGTCAAGGTTTAACTCCTGATATGATTCGTGAGGCTAAAAGAATTAGTAATGAAAAACAAAAAGCTTACGATTACAACGCAAATGAAGAATTTAATGTAAGTTCTAGAACATTAAAAGTTTCATTAGGAATTAGTAAGCAAAAAGAGATTATTAAATTAGCAGAAGGATATTCAACAAGTATTAGTGTTGTAGATAGTTCTGGACGACCTTGGGATGTAGAGAACGTTGAGGTTGGTAATAAAAATAAATTTAAGATTGAACGCTTAGATGGACCTAACGGATATTTATTTAGTTTGACTGCGTTAGGCAATGTAGGAAGAAGTAACGTTATTTTTGTCTTAAAAGAAGGTTTGAGCAACAAATCTGTAAAAGTTCCTATTGTATTTGACGTTGTTACTGGACAAAGAACTGTTGATGATAATTTAGTTGTAAGAGTTCAAGCAGTTGGTCCAAATGGTTCTATTGAAACTGCAAAATTAGCAGAAGGGGCTGATAGCAAATATATAGCTTGGTTGGATGGTGTATTGCCAAGCGGAGTTAAAAAATTAAAATCAGATGATGCTAATTTAAAAGCTTGGGTTGATGATGATGGTTCGATAGTTGTTATCACTAGATACGAAGTTTATTCTCCAACTTCTTCTGTAATGTTAGGGTCTTCTGACGGTCAGGCGTTTTTATATAAATTAACTGGTAAGGCTTCGATCATTAGAGTTAAAGATCGTGTAAATCAAGAAGTTGGAAAAGTAAGAATATCAGGGTTTTAATAGGGGATAGAATAAATGATTAATAAAAAAACAGGAAAGAATAGAATAGGTTACACTGTTATTGCAGTTGCAGTTGCAAGTGCAATAGGATTAGGTAGCTGGGTTGCTTCAACCTCTGCTTCAAAAGAGGTTGTTGAGGAAACTGAAGGTTCAAAAGTATCAGTTGCAAGTGCTACTGATACAGATATTCAGGTTGTTCCTGGAGAAAGTGAAGATGCGAACTTTAATAAAGCAATTGAAGAAGCAAATCAAAAAAAATATGAAGATTCAAAAGGTAAGTCGCAAGCTTATGTTCCGACTCTTGTAAATAACAAAGTTGAAGAAGTTTTTGTTGAACCTCCAAAAGAAGAACCTAAACCAGTAGTAGAAGAGAAAAAAGAAGAGGTTAAGCCTGTTGAAGAATTTAAACCTGCTCCTCCTGCTCCTATAGTAAAACCGAATCCAACAGTTCAATATGAACCGTATATTGAAGAACCACAGGTTCAGCAAGAAGTAGTAGATTCAGTTCTTAAAAATAAATATATGCAAGAATTATCTTCTATTTTAGAGCTAAAAAAAGATAAGAAAGACACAGATTTTTTAAATGAAAGAGAGTTTTCTTATAAAGGCACTAAATTAGAAAATGGTGGTAGAAATATGGAAGGAAGAGCAGAATCTTCTTACAGTGAAGGTGGTAAAGGATCATATAAGGAAGGACCTGTTGAAGTAAGAATGGGGACAATCGTTCCTGGTGTTATGTTAACAGCAGTTAATACAGATGAACCTGGTCCTGTTATGGCAGAAATAGTATCTGGTCCTTTAAAAGGTTCTAGATTAATTGGTTCTGTTGTAAATGCTCCTACTGACATTACTTCAAATGTATCAAAAGCAACTATTCAATTTACTAAATTACAACGTAAAGGAATGGATGGTAGAGCAGTAGATATTTCTGTATTTGCAGTTGATCCAGAAACTTCAAGAACTGCAGTTGCAACTGATGTTGATCACCATATTTTTAGAAACTACGGTTTAACAGTGGCAGCAGCATTTGTTGAAGGGTTAGGTGAAGCTTTTGGTAATATGGGTAGAACGGTAAGTTATACCGATCAGGCAACTATCACACAAGTTTCTGATAAAAGTAAAAATGCTGTTTGGTCAGCAACGGGTAAGGTTGGTTCTCGTTTAGGAAGACAGTTAGATAAATTATCTAATGCTCCAACAACTGTAAAAGTTGATGCAGGAACAACTATTGGTTTGTTATTTATGTCTGATTTTTAAAGAAAAATTAGATGAAAAAGTAAAAAGATAAGCTGAATAATTGATTTTTTATTTAGCTTATCTTAAAAAAATAAAAGAAAAGGATGAAATAAGAAAAATATGTCTAATTTTAATAATAAAGATCAATTCGATAAAGACCAATATGAAATAGAAGATGAGAGTAATTCAAGTCGTAAGTGGAATGAAGATATTGGTGAGGAAGATTTAAATAGTGAAAATACTACATTTGTTTTAGAGGAAGAACCTGATAGCCATGTTATTGAAGTGGGTAGTGCAGGTAAAAAACCTATGTCTAAAACCGCTAAAACAATTATTAGTGTTGCATTAGGGGTAGTTGCAATCGGTGCTGCTGCAGTATTTTTACCAAATGGCTCTAATGAAGTATCAGAAAATAATAGTAGTAATGATAAAAAAGAAGATGCTCTAAATTTAGAAGACGGTCAAATTGAGGAGCAAAAACAAGAAGAAGTTAAAACTACAAATAATACTGAAGAAGTAAAAGAAGAGCAAAAAGAGTTTGTAGAACAGAAAGTTGAAGAAATAAAACCAATGAATGTTGAACAAACTGAAATAACTCTTGAACAACAAAATCAAGAAGCTCCGAAAGAGGAAGCGGTAGTTGCACAAGAAGTTAAAGTTGTAGAAAACAAACAGGAAGAACCTTCTTTATTTGAACAGGCTAAGAATAAATTACAAGAAGCTAAAGAAACAGTTGTAGAAAAAACACAAGATACTGTTCAAAATGTTAAGGAAACAGTTCAGGATGTTAAAGAGACAGTTGTAGAAAAAGTTGAAGAATTTAAAAAGCCTACAAAAGAAGAAATTACTCCTTTTGTAGAACAAAATAAAGTGAAAGTGCAAGAAGAATTAGCACAAGCTGTTGGAATGGTTGAGGATAAAGTAAAAATCGTTCACGGTAATACACTTGATAATAGAAGACTTTTATTGGAAATGCAAAAAGAAATAGATTCTTTAAGGGCACAAGTGAAAGAACTTGAAGTTAAACAAAGTGAGGGTTTACCTTGCTCTTGCACCAATGAAGCAGTAAAAGACAATAAAGTTCCTTCAATTGTAAAAGATAAAGCTCCAGTAAAAAATATTGCAAAACCTAAAGAAAGAAAAGGAAATTTCGTTCAATTAGTAGGTAAGCGTAAAACCCCAGAGTTAAAAGACATATCTGGAAATGTAGGTTCTACCACTGTTGATACAAATCGTTCTAACGGTGGAGAAAATACTCCTTTGATTGAAAAACATGAGGTTAAGATACAATCTATTTTAAATGGTATTGTGTGGGTTAATGATAGCACTGGTAAAACACATACTTATACGGTAGGAGATAAGTTAGGTGGTAGAGTAATTGGAAATATTGATGAAAACTCTGGCGTGTTTGATGTTAATGGTAAAAAAATCTTAGATATTCGTTAATGCAAAATAAAATAAAAACAGTAGTTTTTACTACTGTTTTTTTATTGTTAAAAATCTTCCTTCGCTCTTTCTAATTCGTATTTTTTAGCAAGGCTATTTTCATAATCAATCCCTTGTGTTTTTAAATATTTAACTGCTTGTTTGTAATGTTTTTTATCTTTTATATAAGAAAGCGGAGTTCGATTTACATTATTCAATAAACATGGATCTAATTTAAATATTTCAATGAATAATCGGAAAACATTAAAATACTCTTCAAAATTATTTGAAAGAACAGAGCATATAGAGTGAAGATGACTATTGCCATATTTATTGATTTTTGTAATATCTGCATTAAGCTCCTTCATTGAAAAACTTAAAAATTCTTTATATTTTGTAAAATCAAAATTATCTTTCTCATTAAGAATCAAATAATAGAACTAAAGGAAAATGGAGTTACAGTTATTTTATCTACTCATAGGATGGAAAGCGTGGAAGAACTCTGTGATTCCGTGGCTTTGGTTCATCAGTCGCGAAAGGTTTTGGATGGCAGAATTTCGGAAGTAAAAGAGGTATTGGACTTCAAATTGCCGGCGAAGGTGTAGGACCAAAAGAAAATGGAGTACCTCCAGGATTATTTATATACGAAGATCCTGATTTTACAAAAGGTGCTACTATTCCAAGTGCAGTTAATAGAGTATTATTAACAGTCGCAGGGATGGCTTGTTTTTCAACACGTGTGCTAGGCTCCGTGATAAAAGGTCAACCGATATTGACGAACATTGACTATTCTTATCCGTTTTCGAATGTTGCACCAGTGAAATTCATTGGATACCGTGAGGGTGGATTTATGCATTTTTACGGAACAGATAATACAAATTCGGATAAGTGGTTGATTAAGGTTGACCAATGGGGGTCAGACCGAAAATTAAAAACTGATATTAAGGAATCTGAATTTAACGCTATTGAATTTGTAGATAAATTAAAATTCAAAGAACATGGATGGAATAAGGATGAGGTTGGTTACGAAAGACCTCACACTAAATGTGGACTTATAGCACAAGAATTACAAGAACTAGATGAAAGTTTAGTTGTTGATTATGGTAAGTATTTAGGATTAGATGCATTACGGTTAATTAACATATCTCTTAAAGCTATTCAAGAATTATCTACCGAAAATCAACAATTAAAATCACAACTAAAAGAAATGAATGAAAGACTAACTAAACTGGAGGATAAAATCAATGGCAACTTATAAAAAAAACTATGCACGTGCCACTTATGACAGCAACGGAGGAGTACTGACAACCATCGTCAGTATATTTAGTACTAGCGGTGGAACGGTGATTGAAACCACGCTAAAAGGTGACCATTTAACGAAGTCAGAAGATGAAATAGTACAACTGGCACTTGATCAGTTCTATGAAGACACATATCCAAATAAAGCTGAGAACGAAAAATTCGCAGCAATGGAAAAAGCGTTGAAAGAGTCAACAGCGACACTTGATACAACACGTAAGATGTTAGCACAAAGCGTTGTTAAAGAGTTTGAATATGAATCTAATTTTGAAGATATTGATAGTAAACTAGAATTTTTAGCTAAACACTTAAATATCACTTATCCAGCTAAGGAGGATGATGAAGATGAAAAAGAAAGTAGTAGCGGTTCTCGAGAAGCTACAGCTGTCTAGCCTGATATTTTTAGAAATCATGAAAGGAGGTAATACTATGATAGTTAAATATTTAGCAGTAACTATTCTTGATGGACTAATGACATTAGAAGAAATCAAGAACAAAAAACTTCGCGAACTAGTGAAAACTGAACTTGACAAAATGGGATTAGCTGAAGTAGTTGAAGAAGACAAACGATAATTTTTAAGGGGGCTTTGAGCCCTCTTTATTATAAAGAAAGGAGACATAATGTTTGAGAATATTTTATTTATAGTCTCACAAGTATTAACAGTTGTGATTTTACCCGCCGTAAAATGGTGGTTGGATAAAGGTAATAAAGAACTTATAGAACAAATAGAAAGCTTGAATAATGAGGTTAAGAAGACCCAAACTCAAGTCGATGAAGTAACACAAATAGGTCTACATAATCGTGATTCTAATAAAAGTATAATGTCGTATAGGCTGCACAAGGAATTTAGTGAAGCGATAGAGCGTGGATATACTACAAGTGAAGATTTATCAGAATTAAGTGGACTGTATAAGAGTTATCAGGAAATAGGTGGAAATGGTAAAATTGAAACCTTATTTAACAGATTTAAAACATTACCTATACACAAATAGGAGGACAAACAAATGGAACAATTACAAGAATTACAACCGGCATTAGTTTTTTTAATAATAACGCTTTTAGGAATGTTAGGGAAGTTTTTGAAAGAGTCAAAATTCTTCCCTAATGAGATGATACCTAACATTTTAGGAGTGTTAGGTGGACTGATTGGAACTATTTTATTTAAAGATCCAACAGCAATTACATTAGGATTTAGTGCGGTTGGTTTACATCAGTCTTACAAACAGACTGTAGGAAAAGATACAACAAACAAATCGGAGGATAAATAAATGGTTAGAACAAGTGAAATTATAAACGAGGTAAAACGAATAGCGAATTTAGGAATCGGAGTAGACCAAGATGGAGCTTATGGAACACAATGTGTTGATGAACCGAACTATCTGTCAGTATTGTTTTTCGGAAAAGCCTTATGGGGAAATGCTATTGATTTACTAAATAGTGCAGCTGCATTAGGATATACAGTTGAGTATAATGAGGCTGGGAATTTAGATAGTAAACCTAGAGCAGGTGCAGTATTTGTAATGGATACTACATATATCTACGGACATCCGTTCGGACATACTGGGGTAGTAATAGAGGATAGTGATGGGTACACTATGAAGACTATCGAACAAAACGTTGATGGTAATGCAGATAGCTTATATGTGGGTGGTCCAGCACGATATATGGAACGTAATTTTGACGGTATCGTTGGTTGGTTCTACTTCCCAACAGATGATACAGAAGCTGGAGAAGTTAAATTAAACACTGATTTACAGTCCTTACCAACAGTACGTGTATATACTGTAGGA